TGCAGATCATTTGAGGGTAATACTCTATTACGGCCTTGTTGGTGGCGGTTCCGGTTGAACCGTACACGTTGGGCAGGAGGATCTCCCCGCCTATCTTCATAAACGAGGGCTCAGCCAGGTGCTGCAGGCCAAGGTCCTCCATGGTGAGCGCATGCAGCTCACCTTTGGGGCAGTTGTTGTCGCCTATCCACATGCAGGGCACTCCGTTCACTATCACTTCCAGCTGGTAAATGCCCATACTGAGCTTAGTTACCGGCACCGGGGCTTTCGCCACGTCGTAGGTGCGGGAACCGGTCAGCTGGTACCAGTACTGGGCCTGCAGGTCGGGGTGCGACACAAGCAGGGTAGGATCTCCGCCGGCTTCAATGGCGAAGTCTATGCCCACTTTTACCACTTTCTTTATGTCGAAAGCGCCGGTGCTGCCGGAAACGTAGGCTCTCCAGCGGCGCTGGTTGGCGGTCACAATGCCGTAAATATCGGCAGTGTCGCTGTTAATGTCGGCCAGGCCGGTCATTTCAGCGTTGTAGGCGCCCTTGCGGGTAACGCTCATGGTGCTATCCGTGGTAACTACGCCGCCCGCTGAGTCCAGGGTAAGCGTTTTGTTCGCCACGTCTACCGCCTGTATAACGCGGTTGCTGCCGTTGGTTATCGCCACGCCGGTTGCGGAGGTTACTATATCTATATGGCCGCGCTTGGCAAAATACTGCATCAGGGCAGTGGTTGCAAGCTGCAGGGTAAGGGAACCGGCGGTGGTGCCGCAAGTGGCTATAAAGCCGGTCTTGCTCCCGAAAAGCTGGCGCCCTATTTCCTTGGCCATCTGGTCCTTAATGCCTTTCATTTCGTTTTCCAGATAGTTTACATAGGCGCGCTTGCCATCCTTGTTCTGTCCGGCCGCAAGCAGCATCATGCGGTCAAAAAGCAGGGTGCCGTACATCCTGGTAGGTTTAAGGGCCAGCTCGATATATTCACCCGGTTCCGCTTCCGGCAGGTATGAGGCGGAATTAAGTGCCGATCCCACGCCCTGCGGATTCTCTACCTGCACGGAAAACTTAAACTGCTGACCGGAAACCTTGTCCGTGCCAGGCTTAAGCTTCTCGTAGAACGGAGGCAGCTTGGATTTCAAGCTTGATTTAAAGCCCCCGAACATGTCCTGCAGTATGCCTGTCGCTTCGCTAAATTCCTGTGCGCTGTCACCCATAATATTTTCCTTTGGCCGTTTAGGCTCACTCGTAAATTTTAATCCGAACCGATTGTCCCGCGTATCCTTGTCGCAACATCATCTATGGATTTAGATGTCTGAGGTTTGGCACCGGCAGGGCTTCCGCCGCCCTCGCCACCGGCATTAGCAAGCTTTATTTTACCAGCTACATAATCCTCTATGGATTTCTTCCGGTAAGCCTGCAGGCGCGGATCCTTGTTTTCTTTGAGTAAGGCTTCAAGCCTTTTGCTCACGGTTCCCTCGCGCTCATTTGCCATGCTCTCAGCCACTTTCATTAAGCCCTCTGCGTTATCGTCAACCTCTTTAGAGGCCACCTTTTCGCGCATTTCGGCCAGCAAAGCTTTCTCGGAAATGTCGGGGTACTTATCCGCTATCGGTTTAAAAGCATTGTCCCAGGTGCGTATTTGCTCTTTAAGCTTTAACGCCTGCACTTCCTTGCTTAGCTGGCTTACCGGCTCATCATCCTCCGGAGCCTGTTCGTCGGCGCCCTCGCCATCGTTCTTCTCCAATTCTGCCGCCAGCGCGTCAATGCGTGCAAGGCGGTCTGTTGCGTCCTTGGTGAGCTTAGCCAGGTTCTGCTCTTTCTGAGTCACGTTGTACGCCTGCTGGGCGTAGTTTATGATCTCCTGCCGGCTAAGCTTCTTCTTCTCGCCATTCCATACAATCTCATCCTGCTCCCAGGCTGGCTTGCCGCTGGTATCGCCGCCATCCGCGCCTGAGTCTACAGTGTTATCGTTGGAACCTGCGTCTGCGCCATCTGCGGCGCCATCTGCGTCACCCTGACTGCCGCCACCGGCATTATCGCCATCGGTTTCAGCTTGGTCAAAATTGAAAAACCTGTTCATCCAGTACATAGATCCTCCTGCCTCGGACTGCCGGACTACGATCTAGTCGTAGTTTTGTCCGGCTTGGTCACTCACTTAAATTTAACTGCCGCAATGGGTAGCGGTAGCCGTAATTAAGGTATATGCGCCGGCGGTTGTGCCTGAGCTTACGCATACTTTAGTTACGGAAGTGCTATCTGAGGCGTAAATGGGAATTCCGGCCGCAGCGGGAACATCAAGGTTCATCTGCGCTAAAGTCAAGGTTTCAAGCTTGCTGGAAATCCCTCCGGAAACGGTCAGCGCCCCTGTTATGGAGGCTGCTCCGGAAACGGTCAGTGCGTTTTCTACAGTTAAATTACCGCCCCTGGGGGTAGCCGCGGAATAGGCCGCGCCTAGTGCGTCGCCCTCATCCACATAGGTTAAAAGCGCGGATGAATCGGCCAGATAAAATGAAACATTATCAACCGATTTATACAACTTATAGGAACTGGCGCCTTGCACCGGGGCCCACATTATCCTCACTGAGTTAGTGGAGGAAAGGGGGGAATAGGTGGCATACGCAGTAACTACCGCGGACGCCAGGGTTTCGCCTATGCCAGGCACCACCGCAGTAGCCTTATAATAGAAAGGCACTGTCTGCGTAGTACTGCCGGCAACAAGCGACCAGCCCACATACTGCGGGGGCAGTTTATGAACTATTGAAACATCTTCGTCCTCAAAGCGCTGCAGCGCAAAGGACGGCTGCGCAAAGGCGGACATTAATATCAACGTCGAGAAAATTACCGCAAAGCCCGAAAGTATTTTTTTCATTTTGTTCCCCTAATCCCTACCCTTTTATTTTACAATATTTACAGCTATTGTCAACCCTTATATCTGCCCAGGTTCCGGAATTGGGCCCGGGGCTGGCGTCACATCAGGCACCGCGGCTGCTTGCGCGGGATCTATTCCCCCGCCCTGCTCCATAGTGGACTCCGCTCCCTGAGCCTGCATGTGTATCTGCTTATGGGCCAGTAAAAGCATTTTGCTTTCTGTTTCAGTATTTGGATCAGATATTTTCATATCGTGAATCTTTATATGCAGTGTATGGTCCTCGCCTATTCCGACTGGCCTATCTATTCCCTTGGCCATATCAAAATTTTCCATGCGGGCGTAAACTTCTTCTGCTTGGTTATTGCCCTGCAGTATGGCTTTCAAGTCCTCTATATCCTTGGCCTGCATGATTGCAAAAACTATATCAAACTGCTCCTTGGTGGCTTTCTTGTCCAGTATCTGCATAGCCAGGTCCATCCTATCGGACGCGTTTTTAGGCAAGGCCACGTCGCGCGTAACGGTAACATCAACGTCGCGCAGTTCTTCACCCTTTATTTTTCGGCTAATTATAATGCCGTCGTCGCCCATTAAATCCTTTATCCTTTCTTCTGTGTACGCATTGGCGGCTATATTTAAAGCTTTAGAAAAAGCCCCGGCTATAGCCCTATCCATGTCAGCCTTAGGATCTAAATGCCGCTCATTGTCCTGCTCGGTTAAAAATCCTATGGCCTTGCCGCTGGTAGCGCGGCGGGGTAAAAGTCCCTGGCTGGCATCGTGAATACCAAAAGCGTCCTGCATTTCTGCGGGCATGCGCTTTATATGGTCAAGGAAATATTGCGGCATCTCGGGCGGTTTCCACGGCACAATTTCCCCATCAATATCCCCATCGTATTCCACTATTATCTCGGCTGGATCTTCCATCATGGCGCCGGCTGGGATTTTATCTTTAGGGGCAAGTACCTTGGGGCGTCCCAGGCGCTTTGCGTTTACTAAAATTTCTGACTGCCCCTGATTGTAATAGCACTGCGGGGCAGTCGCCTGCTCTACGCTATTGGTTCCTATCAGCATCCCGGGCAGGCGTATCATCTGTGCCTGGTCCCATGGCAGAAAGTATTTTTTCTCGCCATTGTCCACCTTAAAGTAAGGATCTAAATTAGTTGGCTCAATTAAATCTACGTCCTCTGTACAAATATGGTGAAAGCCCTCGGGGTGCTCATGGCTGGGTAATTCATACATATTATATTCAATAGCATGATTTTCTATTACCTTGCCCAAATCCACCTTTGCGTTTGTGGCCAGCGCCTGGGCCTTAAGTTCAAAAACATTATTAGGATCCAGCTTCTGCGCCTTAACGTCTTTTCCATAGCGCGTCTTAAAATACTGTAAGCTCCGTACTTTTATCCTTACAAATCTTTGTACGTTTTTAAACCTTGAAACCGAGTAATCAGGCACAATTTCAAAAGGCCCAGCCGCGTCAAATCTCACGTCGCCGGTTCCTACCCCGGGCACTAACTCTTTTCCCGCGCGGCCATCCCAAAGGGTAAGTAAATAGGCCACTGTGCAGGGCACCATCCATGAGGCCATTTCCTCTATCTCGTCTTGGAAATTCTCGTTTGCATATATAGCTTTTAGTAGGCCCCGGCTGGTTTCTGCGTTTTCTTTATCCACATCACTTAACTGGTTAGAGGGGCGGGTGTTTATGGTGGGGTTATTGGGGATAAGCTTGTGCCGCTGGATTATGGCCAGGGGGAGTAGTTTGTTGAAAGTGGCCCTTACCCTCCATGTCGGGGCTGAGGGTACCCTTAAATTCTCTCCGAAGCTATCGTACATAGCCCATTGGTTTCCGCGCAGCATTGTTAAATTATAAAACCACTGCTTGCAGTTGGCTTCGTGATATGACTTCATGGCTTCGTAAAATCCCAGCACGTGCTGCCTGGGAGTATCGGCTTTCCACCATCTGGAAATTATACCTAGCATTTGTTTTTCTCCAGTTCTTCTTTAGCCATTTCTTCGTCGCTCATCCGCACATTCGCCCGCTGGGCTGCGGGCGTCTTGCTATAGTGCTTGTACTCTCGGTAATCCACGCTCATTATCCGGTCCATTAGTTCGCTGCGCTCGCGCTTAAGCTCCTTGCGCTCCAGGAAACTCATTATCTCGCGCGTCAGCCAGCAACCGGCCAGAATTATTGATATAGCGTTTTCCATATTTGTAGTTTAGCCCACTTACCGTTATTGTGTCAAGCCCCACTACTTGCCGGACTTGTTTTTATTCTTCTTGGCCAGGTCCTCTTTTTCCAGCTGCTCCATCGCGGCCAGCTCGTCAGCTTCTTTTTCTTCCTGGGCTTTCTGCTTCTTAGCCTTGGCATCTTCCTCGGGCTTGTTGCTGGCCCCTGCAAGCTCCGCCTTGGTGGCCGTAAGCAGATCTGCCAGCTTTACGAAAGGCTGGCCAAAGGCGGCGCCATTGGCCCCTATAGCGCGGTAATGAAAGCCGTCATGCTTTATAACCAGTTCCGCGCCGTTTTCTGTTTTCGCTTTATACTCCGCATTGTCTTTAGTCATTATCCCTCCTGAGTTTTTTAAAAATCACTTCCTAAAATTGGATGCACCCTTACTATCTTGGACTTGCCGTTAAATTTTTCTTCCAGGTGTTTGTGTATTATTTCATCCAGGCTATTTGCTTGCTTAACCACTTCTTTAGTTTTGGGCGCTCGGGCTACCTCTTTTACCATTGCGGCCGCGTCGGCCACATCGTCCTCGCTTTTGCCGTATTTAATAAGCTGGTCCTCTAACCCAAAAGCCTCGCTCATCTGTTCAGAATGATATATCTTCCCCATCTCATACTCGGGGCCCATTGCCTCTATGCGCTCTGCCTTTGAGTCTGTAGAATGAATCAGCTCCGTAAACGGCAAAGCTTCGTGGTACTTATTCCATAGGTATTCTTTTATAGAACCCAGTGTAGTTCCTTGCTGGCCGGCCACTTCAAAGCCTATTTTTTTGTAAGGGCGCCCCTCTTTCTTTTTTTGCCTATACCATTTGTAAATATCCTCTGCTGCGGTAGTGGCTTTGCTGAGCTTTTTTAAAAACCGGGAGAAATATTTATTTCCATCGGAATCTATAGCGGCTTCAAAAATAACCCAGTCGTCGTTCCCTTTCTTTGAACCGCCCGGATCTACGGTTATGTACCAGTTAAGCTTGGGCGTCCATTCCTTTTGTTCCTGGTCATAGGTTTGGATAGGCTCTTTAAACCGCTTAAAATAGCGCTGGCTGAACTTTTGTCCTGCGCCCACTATGGCGGGCTCATTGTCTAGCATGGCGGCATACAGCTCAACGCCCATGGCCGTCCTTTGCCTGGCTAAATGCTCCCGGGTATGAACCCTTGGAAAATAAAGCCTGCCGTCCGGATATATGGCCCCGCGTATCAACGTATTCCAGTGAATAATATTGAAAATTTCCATTATTTCGGCTTTTTTGTTTCCCCCATAACCATTGAATAGGCGTCAGTATAGCTCCATCTATGCCCGCCTATTAAAAATTCGCCGCCCGGATCTAAAAGTCCGAATACCAGGCGCATATGTTCTTTAACCTTTTGCACCTGCTCTATTGTTCTGAAATTATCCCTGTTGTGTAGATCGTCGGCTACTATAAGATCGTAGTGCGGCCCTATCTGAACCTTGTCTATACCGCTGGCGCGGACGGTAGGCTCTTTTAAATTTGCGTTAGTGCGTTTGCAGACGGTAAACTCGTCCTCGTTCCATTTAACTTTCTTGCCGGAGTAGTCGCCGTATAGCTCCCTCAGTTTTGCATTTGACTCCAGGTGCCTTTCAACAACGCCTACGTTATCTTTACTGTTCGACAAGGCTACTGAGTCAAGTAAAATTCGGATATTGGGATTTTCCAGTATCCGGCGGGTAACATAAATCTGCGAAATTATTGAAGTTTTAAAACATCCGCGGGGGGCTAAAAGAAGTTTGCTGGTTTTTTCCCTGTTGTCTATAAAGCTGCATATTTCCTTGTGGGGCTGGGCGTCCAGATCGTATCCTAAAATCCTGCGCCCCAGGTAATAGGTGCTTTTAAGGCCATGCTCTCTGTCAAAATCTATAAGCTTTTGCTGCTCGGGCGTAAGTCCATTTAGCATTTTTTATTCCCCAGCACATTCCTTGGCGTCTAATATCTCAGCGTCCAGCGCTTCCTTGTTCATGCCAGACGCATAGGAGTTTATTTGCACCTGCACCGCAGCTCCTGCACCGCTGGACTTAGGGGTAACTATCTTGGAGATCTCCCGCATAGCCATTAACTGGCCCGCGTCGGGCTTTTTAACTCCCTCCCATACCGCTACCCATTCTTTAACGGCCCAGGACAAATCCACGCCCTCCATTATAGCCGCTTTGCGTATCAGCGCGTCCAGGTAAACTTTTATGTTAGCTCGGCGGAGCATTCGCTGCACGCTTTCTTTGGTTATGCCGGCTTCCTTGGCGGTTAAATCGTAGCTATGGTTTTTTAGAAATGCCCTTAAAACCAATGCCTCTCTTTCTGAAAGCTTAGCCACCGTCCCGGCCGCGCCATCCCTGCCCTCTATGTAAATGGCCGCATAGCTTTTTTTCCCAACCTTAACTAGGTCAAGGTCGCTATCAGATAGCGCAGCAGCAGGCGCCCCGGCGTCGGTGTCTGCTGCAATTATTTCGTTTTTCTTTTCCTCGTCCATATCAAACTTTCTTTTTTTCAGCTTTTATCGCTTCCCATTCTGCGCGGGATTTTATGTTTCCGCATACTGGGCATTTCTTTGGGATCGCTTTATGCACCCACATCTGAAAACCGCATTTAGGATTATGGCATTTTGCTTGTTTCATATTTTAAAGCGCATTGGGGGGAGCCCATTAAGCCTGTGCGCTTACCAGGCTCGTCGAGTGGATATGTGTCCATATCCTGCTCTAAATTGTCGGCGGGGCAGTTAAGCTTTATTTGGGCCGCGCTGCCTTGCCCTTGGCTTGCTAGGTGACTCTCCAGCTTTTTGGCCTGGTGCTGTAGCATTCTCGCCGTTTGCTCCATAGCAAATCTTAAATTTTAGAGAGCCAGCCGGCAAAACGTTAACCTGCAAGTTACCGGTCCACTGTTAAGAGGTTGCCTCTTATGCTCGGCAGGAGGTTTCAGTGCGCTCTCCAAATGTAATATATCAAAACCACTGCGGTAGTGCAAGCAAAAAAAATGGCGTATGCCCTGGCCGTAAAATATTTTGCTTTGTAGTCTATGCGCTTGCGCTTTTCGCTTTGCACTTTGCTAACCGTAGGTTCATTTGTCATTTTTTTTCTCCAAACCACGCTTACAGTCTGCTGGCATTTGCACTGCTCCATCCGTCGTTAAGCGTGGTAATTTTTCAAGTTTATTTTCGCTCCATAACCCCAGCACACAAAACCTCTCGCCAATGGCTCCGCCTACGTAATGCTCACAATCCCTGGCCGTGCATATGCGCGAAGCGCAAGAGAAATTTTTTTTTGGAAAGAGTTTTTTCAACCCCACCGGATCCGGAGCAATACAGTGGAGTGAAAAGCCATGCTGGGGGAACCCAGCCGCCAAAACGCAAGACGGCCCCATGATTGCGCCATGGGGCCGTCCTACTACCTCTACAATTTTGCGGATTATGCCGCAAACTTCGCGCAATGAAGTTATCATAAAGATAGTATAGCAGAAGATGTGTAACCTGTCAACGCCTTATTTTCACGTCGGAGAAGTCTAAATTATCATCACCGCTGCGGATAGGAACCTCGTAAAAAGCGGACAGGTTTCCGCGCAAATCCGGATAGAAAGATTCCCCCTCCCGGACTCCCCCAGCTTTAATAGAAACAGTAGTGTTACTTTGGAAAGAAAGGAAAGAGGGGGATGCAAGGGGGGAAAACCATTGAAAACCTTTAAGCAAAAATTTTCCCTGGCTTGTCCGCTATGCAGCTTTTTTATCCGCTCTGCGGATAAGGTTATCCGTAGTTGCGGATAAATCTCCCTGCCCAGCGGGACAAGCCGGTGCCCAATTAGATCTCAGTGGTAGGCCCCCGCTGGCCGCGCAAGAGAAAATTGGGCACTATGTAGGGCAAAAGCCCCCTATAGCGCGGTAAGCCAGCCAGCAGCATTTCCCAGGTATCCACAAAATTTTTAAAAAAATATTATAACCATGGGAGAGTTACTGTATTATATTCAAATCGGCCCCGGCCCGGGGGCCCCAGCGCCTTTTTACGGCCCCCGCCCCCCTCCTTTCCTCTACCAATCCTGCCCCCGCCCCCTGCCCAGCCCAGCCCCCTGCACGCGGTTCGTATAATATCCCTTATGCGTACAGTATCCCCCCTTTCCTATACCCTGCCCCATCTCCAGGAACCGAGCCGGCCATGCTCCGTACCCGCTGGCCCGGTCCGAGCCCTGCACCCTGTCCACCCAAAGCCCCAGCAAGGCCCAGCCCCTGCCCCCACTGGGCCAGCAGGCCCGATCCTGCCCCCAGCCCGCAGCAATCGGCCCAGCCCCAGCCAAACCCATGCGCCCCCGCCCACCCGACTGCATGGTTCAACCTGTCTTTGGTTTTTGGTTCCATTTAATGTTCCGACTGCTTAAGCCTTAAAAAAAACTCTTGCGCTTTTTTCCTTTCTTTCTGCCGGCAGGCCAGCGGGCGGGCGGCGACGGTGGCGCTTTTGCTCTTTCGGTCCTGCGTTAAGGAATTAAAGAAACTGATAACGCCAATTTCCCGACGTATTGCCCGACGTTGGCAATTAAGCATTGACAAAGCCAAATAAACTGCTATAATCTCATTGTAGTTAAATCTTGATAGTGGAGGACTTATAAATATTGAAATTAACCTGCGGGAACCTGCGGCATGCAAAACTACGTCAGACAGGCTGGCGGATGGTAGCATTAGCCAGGCTGAATTGCTGGGGCTGTTTGGAGTCAAGGAACCGGCTGCATTTTTAGAGAAGTACCCCGGCGGAACCTTTGCAAGTTTACCCCTGCATATACTTACCAAGGAAATAGGCAAGCGGGCGGGGCGGGCAATTTATGCCGCTTTCAAGTTATGCGGCGCCGCTTCCTTAAAGCAGGGTATATACCTTAAGCCGCGCGACATATGGGAGGAAATGCGGGATATTCGGGCGCTCAAAAAGGAATACTTTGTAGTATTCTTCCTTGATACCCGAAATCAGGAAATAAAGCGGGACATTGTAAGTATAGGAACCTTAAACTATAACCTTGTGCATCCGCGCGATGTTTTTGAGCCTGCAGTACGAACCTTTGCCGCCAGTATTATCGTAGCCCATAATCATCCCAGCGGCTGCCTTGAACCCTCCGACGAGGATTTGAGTCTGACCAAGCGCCTGAGCCAAGCAGGTAAACTGCTAGGTATTGAACTACTTGACCACGTGATAGTCACCACCGAGGGATTTATGAGCTTTAAGCGAAAGGGGCTTATATAGGCCGAAACTGGGGGCGCCATGGGGCGCACCAGTCCCGCCGTATTGCGGCGGCTGATGAGGCCGAATATTCAACTGGAGGGCAAAATGCAAACAAACAATATAACGCAGGCGCAGGCAGCAGCAGAACGGGCGGCAAAGGTAGCGGACAGGACGGCGGAGGCGGCAAGGCTGGCACTGCGCCAGGCGGCTGAATTAGTGGCGCAGGCCCAATGGTCCGCACAGATAGCGGCTTCAAGGCTGGCCCGCTCGGTTGCCGAGGCAGGACCGGCGCCGGCTTGCGCCAGCGCAGGCAGGCTGGAGGATTGCCGGCGGGCTGACGTGGCAGTGCAACGTTGGCTGGCGGCTGGCATTGGTTGCCGCAAGGCGCTTGAACACATAGAATCAGTCCAAAAATTGGAGGGGTTATGAATAAGCGAGCCTATGCGCTAGAGGTAGGGATGGCGGCGGCATTAATCGGATCCGAATGCTTTGAGCGGGTTTTGAAGTATTGCAATAAGCGGGGTGAGGGTAGCGCAGACGCATTTTCCCTGATATCGGCATGGGCTATTCTGTTTGTAGATAAGCATATCAATACCGACTGGGAAAAAATGCTTTTGCGCAAAAAGAATCCCCTGTCATGGGATGGGGCAGTATTGCAAGCGGTTGAGCGAAACATGAAAATAATGGGCGCATAATCAAAAATCAACTGGAGGACTTATGGACACAATAACCAATAGCATGATAGAAGCGGGCAGGGCGGCTTATAGGGCAAGGATGGCGGGGCGCATAGCGGAGCGGGCCAGGAGGAACGCAAAGCACGCTGGGCGTGGCTCCGGGCTTGCCTGGGAGGCGCAGGCGGCGGCGGCATGCAGGGCCCGCAGCATTAAGGCGGCAAGGCGGGCGGCGCACCAGTTCCAGCGCCTGCAGGGGGGCTGGTAATATGCTGTTAGCATTCCGCTGCGCCCACTGCGACAATACCGACACCAGCAAGACCCGCGAATACAACGGGCTTTTAGGTTACGAGGCAGTTTACTACCTTGTTTGCGGCTGGTTTGTTGACCACCAATTCCCCGGCTGGCACTCTCCGGACGAAACAAGCCACCATGCAGGCAGGAGCCCCGAAAGGGGCGCCTGCCCTACCGAGGACGAAATGGCCGCTGAAATCGCACTGGCTAAAAAGAGGGGCGCATGACAATAGAACTCGGCGGCAGGTTTAAAGTCTACGTTGACGAGCAGGACGCGCATATATTGGCCCGGCATGGCTGGTATGTTTGCGACTGCTCCCGCCACGGCACAGTAAAACTTTACGTCCGGCGGAATTACTATGAAATGCGGCGTACCATAGCTGGCCCAAAGCGCGGCCGGCGCCGCCAGGAATATCTGCACCGAGTTATTATGGAGCCGCCGGCGGGCAAAGTAGTAGACCACATAAACGGAAATGGGCTGGACTGCCAGCGGGATAATATGCGCATAGTCACCAAAAAAGTCAATGCCAGGCATCAACTGCACGGGCGGGCGGCTCGAAAGGGGGTATTATGAAGTTTATGGACTATCTGCGCGTAGGCGCGGCGGGCTTGCTGTTTTGGGCGGCCCTTATCTTAATTCTTTGGAGGTTATAATGGACGAAAATATAGAGAAAATAAAAGGCCTGCTGTATGGCATGACCAAATTCCAGCGGCGGCGCTGGTTTGTGCTCATGGTAATGGACAAGCACGGGCAAAGCTTCGCCAGCATAGCGGCAAAGCACCGCATGACCACCTGGACGCTGGCGAAAGCCGTAAACGGGAAAGCCCCCTGGAGCCCGCGGATTATCCTTGCCCTGCAGGCCAGCCTGCAGATAGACCTCGGCACATTCCTGCAGGATAAGGAGGCTTGCAAGGTTATAAAAGTAAAACGCTAATCCATAAAAAAGCGCCGGCGGCTCCTATAAGCCGCCGGCGCTTTTATTTGGCTGGCTTAAAAGTCCTCCAGCGCCCGCATATGCTCGTTCATATCCTCCACCTTATACTCCAGCCCTCTTATGATATTCTTAACCGCTTCCACCTGGCCGATATCACAGGCTATTTTTGCTTCATTGCCAGGCTGCGGCTTTTCCGAAAAGGCGCCGAAAAGCTGGGCCCGCTTCCTTACTATTCGGTCCCCGATATTGTCCAGCCTTGAAAAAACACCAGCCAGCGCTTCACCTATTGCCTCCAGCTCCGACAACTGCGGGCGGGCTGGGCTATTTGCACCAGGTCCGCGCAATGCTCCCTGGGGTTCCACTCTTGCATCCATTGGTCTATACATTTTGTCCTCCTGTTTATTCTTTACCAAAAGGCCAGCGCCGCTGCCGCCAGCACCATACCGGTCCGAAAAGTCATAATCCTCCAATACCTCCGCTCCTGCAGGCAAAATATAGTCATATCCCCATTGCCTTTGCCACCACCAGGCTCGGCGCCTCCAGGAACCGGCCCGCTACCCTGGTATAAATGGCCGTGGTGCGCTGGCTGGCATGCCCCAGCTGGTCCTGTATGGCGAAAGGGGAGCTGCCCCCGATCGCGGCCGCAGTCGCGCAGCTATGCCGCAGCGCATGCGGGCTCCGCTCCGTAAGCCCTCCGGCCCGCATCCTTGCCTCCACCATCTTCTGCACCCCTCTTACTGTCATTCTACCGGTTTCGCCTATAAATATAGGCCCGGGGCTGGCCCCAGCCTCACGCAGGCTGGCAAAGGCGGCTTTTAAAGCCTCTGGCAGGCCCAATTCCCGCGCCTGTCCGCCTTTTGCTTTAAAAGCAAGGGTATCACCCCTTAAGTCCTCCCAGTCTAGCCCAGCCAGCTCAGAAACCCGCAGGCCCAGCAAATACAATGTTAAAAGCATTGCTCGGTCCCGCCGGCCCCGGTAATCATCCCCCATTTTGCCCAGCACCACCACCATCTGGTCCGGGAATACAATTTTGCGCATTACTGCATCCACCGGCAATTCCTTGGCTTTAGGGCTTTTAACGTACTCGGCAGGGTTAATGGAGCACCGGCCCGCGCGGCAAAGGGCCTTATACAGTGTCCGCACGGCAGAAAGCCGCAGCATTACAGTCCTTGGCGCCGCCCCATCGGCCAGCATATGCGCCCGCCAGTCCTCAATATCCCGGGGCGCCGCCTCCGTAGGCGACAGCTCTCGGCCTTTGCACCAGGTCAGAAAGCCTGTTATAGCCGCTCCATAGGCCAGCCTGGTCCGCTGGCTGGCTGAGCCCCGGGCAGTGCATGCCCCCACATAGTCCCAAAGGTCCTCCAACTCAGAATGACTGTTCTTCGGGATCAATTGTCCAACCATTGGTTGGGAGTTTGCTTGACCATCCACCAGTCTTAGCTTTTGCATTTTTTTTCTCCGTTGCCGGCCTTTTAGTTACCTTATCGGCCCAGCGCATTTCTTCCTCTGCATTCCATTCCTTGAACTCAATAAACTTCTCGTCAAAGATTAACTGCACCGAAACGTCACTTTTCCCGTGACGGTTCTTTGCGTGTATAGCTTCAATGGCTTTAACGTGGGGAATCTCCGGCACTGCATCCAGCTTTGTTTCCCTGTCTTTCTTATTGTGCTTGTGCAGAAGTATGATAGCATCACTTTCCTGCTCTATGCTCCCGGAACCTTTAAGGTCCGACATCTGCGGGCTTTGCCTTGCTGTCAGCTTGTCCACGTCCCTGTCTATCTGCGAAAGCACAATTACCATTAACTCCATATCCCGGGCTAAAGTCTTAAGCCCTTTCATTACCCGCTCCAGGGCGGCTGGGGTTCCCTCTTTCCCCACCTGTAAGTCCATATGCTGCAGGTAGTCAATAATCAACAGTTTACATTTCGTCTTTATTGCGCCGGCCCGCAGGTCCGATAATGTCGGGTTGCACTTGTCCACCATATAGAAAGGCAGCTTTGTTAGCGCGTCGGCGGCAGTGAATATAGCATTCTTATCGTTTCCGTCTTTGTCAAAATACCGCTTTCTGAATTTCCAGCCAGGTACCCTGCTCATGGGGGAAAGTATGCGGGCCAGGGTTTCCTCATGCCTCATTTCCGTAGAATAATAAAGGCAAGGCTCGGCATACCTCCGCACAAAAGACAAAGCCACATGCGTAGCAATTACCGTTTTGCCTACCCCGGGCCGCGCACCTATTGTCAAAATATCCCCCGGGCAGGTAGCATTAAAGTATTCATCCATCTGCGGCATTTCAAATAGATCGTAAAGCCCTTTTTTAAGCGGCATCACCATCTCCAGTATCTTTTCGCCGCAGTCCACTACGTTAATTACCCCGCCGGAGTCCGCACTGTCCCGCTCCTGGCTCCGGTTGCGCAATGCCTCTATGCTGGCTGGGTTGGTTTCGCGCACTACATCCATCACCGCTACAAGTATCTGCCGGTCCAGGTAAAGCTTCTCCAGCTCTTTTATGTAGGAGTCCACGTGGGCCGCGGTAGTCACTGCCTCCATACATTCGCAAAGGTACTTTTGCCCGCCCACATCTCCCAGCACCCCGGCATTAGAAAGCCACTGGCATGCCAGCACCAGGTCCGGTTCAATGTTTTCCTCTACGTACTTGGAAAGCACCTGCATTATTACTCGGTGTTTTTCAACATAAAACCAAATCGGATCCACCTTTGTTAATACCAATTTAGCACTGTTAAGCCCCAGTATTAAGCATGCCAATACGCTTTGCTCCATCTCTATATTATGCGGGGGTGTTATCATCTCGGCCTCCAAAATTTCCACCATTTGCGCACGTAGGTTATGCACCGCTCGGCATGGGTTTCAATCTTTGAAAACCGCGTCAGCCAGCACCAGTCAAAATGCTCGCAATCACTGCATATTTTTTTATCCTTAACCATTATTCCCTCCTTTTGGGCGCAGCATTTCTACGCTCCAAATCGTCTGCATACCTATCGCGGGCCGTTACCGCTTTAGCATTAAACTGCTTAAAGCCCCCCTCCATAAACTTCACCATGGAGCCAGGCCGGATAAACCAGTCAAAGTTTGCTTTCCACGTAGGATAGGCCGCGCTGGGGGTAACTCCCAGTAGCCATTCATTCCCATTTATGCACTGCATAAAGGCTTGCCAGTCCTCATACCTCGGGAATTCGCGCAGGCGGGCCTTGGCATGCCGGCGCCGCTGTGTAGTAAGCTTAGAGCATGCGGCCAGCCTTTCATCTCGGGCATCGTTCCATAGGGCCATCAGGGCCGCTGGCGTAGGTCCGTGCATTAGCTTAGCCGCCTCGGAAACTAGCTCTGCCGGGAACTCAATGGGCAACAGGGTGTCGGGCCCAGCCTTTGGCTGGAGGAACCCCACCACCACCGCCGCGGCCTCCACCACTTCCTTGGGATATTTCATTCCTTTGCCTCTTTTGCTTTCGGCTTTTCTTCCTCCCCGGCGTCCATCCCTAAAATCATCAGCGTTGCGTCCTTGAACGCCGCTATCAATATCTCGCGCTCCTGCACCGAATGAGCGCAGAAATTCTCCGGCGTCATACAATCGGGCACTTTAATTATATACGGTTTCATTTTCCCTCCTGTTTTTTTAACCTCTACAGCGTAGAGTTCTATTCTCTCGCCGGTATCTTCTAGCCGCCTGGTCAGCTCGTTTATCGGGGCTTCAAAAATCTCGCCATCATTTCCCGCGTCTACGCTTTTAGCAATTCTTGCTTCTTTTAGCGGGCACTTCTCAAACTCTTTCGCCCCCGCCCAGCACCCCCGCGCGGCAAATGGGCACTTGGCCCCGTTTGTGCAGTCGTAGCATTCCCCCGGCTTAAAATCATCCGGCACGTTAAGCAGTAATATTATAATCCTTTCTCCTTTAGCCGGCTTTCCTGCGCCGGCTCGGGGCTTTTCTCCAGCCATTCCTCTTTGCTCAGCACCTTATGCTCCCCGCGCACCAGGTACTCCAGCGAAACCAGTTTATGCGTTTCGCCTACCCATGCGGTTTTAATTATCTTTAAGCGCAGGTCGGGGCAATACTTGCACCGGTCCAGTAAGTGATATGTGCCATCAGGGTTCAGCACCGGCGTCTTAATCATGGGCTCCCAGCGGTGGCGGTAGTGGCCGGTATGGCAGTGGCATTTGCAAAGCGCCGTGGTCCCCTCGGGGTTATCCGCGCCGCACTGCTCATGCTCCCCCATCATAAGCTTTTCGTGGAATACAGCCTTGCTTATAATGGCCGCAATCTCAATCCCCAGCCAGGCGCCGCCTATTTGGCCGGAAACTTTTAGGGCCTCGTATCGCTTCGCCAGCTGGTGCGCCTCGATCTCCGCCTGCGCCATCGGGTTTAATTGTATGGTCATTTAGCCTCCAAAAATACCCGCGCCAGGCGCTCCGCTTCCCAATAAGTTTCAGCCTTTGCTATAAACTTGTCAGCCCGGCACCCTATTTTTACAAGGGATATTATCCAGGCCTTTGCCGTCATAGCTGGCCGCAGCCTATAATGCTTTGCGGCAGCCAGGCAAATTATATGTATCGGGGCCTTGTTTACAGCGGGCTTGCTTTCTTGGGACTCTTTCAGTAAAAGGTAGTTAGAAAAATCAGAAAGCGCGGCCTCTATCTCAATAAGTTTAAAGGCCGGAGTATTGCACCGCGCCAGCGCCTGTATATATAGGTCTATGTTTTTTTGCATTATATCCTCCGTATGCTCATAATCACATACCCGGGCTGCAGGCCGGCGGGGTAATCGGTTATATAGGTTATTTCAACGGCCATACTGCGGTTGCAATAGCCGCGCTCCGGTGTCCACATCTGAAACAGTATGCAGTGGCCTATCTTAAAGCCCCTGTCATTCAGCCGCAGTTCAAATGTTTTTGCGCCGGTGTGGATTTTGTAGAAATACTTAGGCTCAATCTTAAGAAAATGCGTCTTAGGCTGGAAAGGCACATTCTCATACGGCACAGTAGAACTGTCGGTAATGGCTTCCCAGTAATCCATATGCGCGTAAAAGCCGCATACTGGGCACCCTATAACCCCGTAGGGCTCCTTGTGTTGCCACTTAATCCCGGGCTCATCATCATGCGCAGGGCTGGGGCAGGGGCATTTCAATTCCGCCTGGCAGTCGGGGCACTTCATACGTTCCGCTCCCTTAATGCGCTGTAGATCGTCGCGCGGGATACCTTATTTTTTTTGGCTATAAACGCCACGGAATATCCACTACGATAAAGCGCCTCCACTTCTTCTATCCTCTCCGCATCCAGCTTAGGTTTGCGGCCTACGTTAACTGGGGTGGTGGCCTTTCGTTTTTCGGGGCTATAGTGCCCGCAGGTCTGGCAGATCTTCACGCCTTTTACAATAAAGGTGTGCACCGTAACGGCCCCGCATTGGTAACAGTATTTGTGCATTTTATCCTCCTAAATACAGAGGGAGCATAGCGCTTTAGGTCGCCCTGCTCCCTCACAAATGAAAATATGACTGCCTAAAGTTCAGCCATAACCACATTCAGTATACCAGTAGTTTTTTAATCTGTCAACGGTTATTTTGTCTCATCAATTTTAAACCTCTCCAGGCGCAGGCGGATAAGCCTGTGCTTCTCTTTAACTTTCTGCATATCTCCGGCGGAGCGGGCCTCTTTAACGTCCTCAAATTTTTTCTTAAGTCCAACCTTGTAGGTTTCGTTCATGCGGGCCAGCTGGTGTTCCTCGCGCGGGGTTAATTTGTCGGCATTCTTCAATTCCTGCAGGCGCTTTCTTTCATTAAAAAACTTTTCAATCTGCCGACGCGGCATTTCCGGAGAGCGTAAAATAATGGCGCCCAGCACTGGTATATCCGCAGGCTCTTTTATCCCGCTGCCCGTCAGGCCACTGCGCCGGAAAAAGCCGCCGGAGTAATCGTTCATCAGGTAATCAACCTGCACGGCAGAAAGCGGAATCCCCACTTTCTGCAGGCCCTGCGCAACCGGTATTGCTATCTTCATGGTTTCAGGGTTCACCCTGGAGCCTATGTCTTTCATCCTAAGCCG